AGTTCCGGCGCGCCGGTCGGCACGAAGTCAACGTACACGGTCAAACGGCTCTGGTCGATGATAGATATTTCTTTGTAGACCTCTTGCGTGTCCGGCGTCATCGTTACCGTGGCGTCAATCGCGGTAATCGCCGTCTGGACATCGCCCACGGCCTTCGTTACCGCGTCGTACTCGGCGTCAAAGGTGATCAGCTTTTGGTCGTTGTCGGGTATGCCGTCGATCATCCCTAGCGCCGCCTGTAGCGCGGTCTCCTCTGGCGTGAACTTGACGGGGACTTCGATCTCCTTAACCCGTTCCTCTGCCGGTAGCCCCGCCCACAAGTCGCGCACCGGGTTGCCCTTCTGCTTTAGCTCCACCTGAATTTCAACCAGCGACTTGCTGTTCAAATCCGAGATCAGACTGTCAAATGCGCTCGTCAACCCAGAGGCGTCGATGTTGCCCGCCTGAAATTGCCCTAGCAGGTTGCCGAACGCTTCCTGAAATATCACCGCCTTCGCCGCGGCCTCGGCCATTCCCGGCGTGATTTCGCCCATCGCAATGCCGACGTTTCCCATTTGTTCGACGGTCAACCCGAACGCTTGCGCCATGCTCCACGCCTGCTCGCTCATGGCGTCCATGTCGCCGAAGTCCATTTTGTCCTCGGCGTTTAACTCGGTGGCAAACGCCGACCCCATCCGCAAGGCGGCCTCCTCGTAGGCGGCGGCAATCTCTTCGGCCGCGGCTTTGTGCGCCGCCTCGCCCTCAGCGGCCGCGGCGTCCAGAATCGATTGAATGTGATTGCCTGCCACAGCCCAGATACCCGATTGCGTCGCCCCGGTAATGCCCGCCATGTCGATACCCGCGAAAGCGTCGCCGACTTTGCCCGCTTCGAGCGCCGCATCCTTTGCGTCGTCTGTCCACTCCGAGAGGGCGCGGCCTGAGGCGATAGCGCTGGAAACAAAACCGTCGCCCTCGGTGGCCGCGATTTTTACTCCGGTCGCCCATGCCGCCCATGCCTGCTGGTTGTAAAGGAGTTCGTTATTAACCCCGGTCAACCCATCTTTCATTTTGCCCATTTCGTTGAGCGTCGCGGCGACCGACTCCGGCCCGGCGTAGCGCAGTTGGGTGAATAGCTCATTGAATTGGCTCGTAGTCAGTTGCCCGGCGTCCTTCATGTCAATCAGCGTCGAACGCATATCGGCGGTGCCTGCGAAGTTGTTCAAAATCTCAAACAGGCCAATGGTGTCGGCTATCTGGACGGCTTGTATTTTCAATGCGTCGGTCATGTTGGAGATCGACGCCGTGGCTTTTTGCATCTTGCCCGCGCTCGTCTCGGCCGCGCTGCCCAGCAGTTGTATTTTGGCCTCGCCCGCTTCGATGACCGCCAAGTCAAATGCCTTGTCCGCGTCCATCCCGGCCGCTTTCAACGCTTCCATCCGCTCCTTAACGTCGGTCATCGATAGGCCGAGCGCGTCCAGCCTGAGCATGGAGTCATTGGCCATCGTGAGGGTAAGGGTCTGCATATCCCAGCCCAACTGCCCCACAAGGCTGGAGAGGCGCACGACTTCTTCACCGCTCCCGGCAAGGCCCAGCGAGATGATATCCGACGCCGACGCGACCATCTGGGCATTGGACATCATCCCCTGCGTCGCCTCGGTCATGTCGCCCTTAAGCGCCCCGGCCGTCGTGCCGATGCTGGCCGCTAGATTCTCGAATCGACTATTGGCCAGTTCCAGCGCAGCGCCATCTTGCAGAACATCCCACGCGCCTTGCACGGCCCGCTGGATGCCGACAAAGGCCAGCGACGCCGCCCCCATTGCCGCGCCGACTTTCAACGCCGTTGAGGATAGCCCTTCCAGTTTTGTACCGAACTTGGCAATGTTCTGGCTGCCCTGATCCGTTGAGCGAACAATGACGTTGACTTCACTCATCTAGACGTTGACCCCCATGCTCTCCAGCCACACGAGCAACCGGCCGTCGTCGGGCCGCATGTCGTGAATTTGTTCACCGACCAGACCGCGCACGCGCTGTACCGTATCATATACGCTGCCGAGCAGGCTCATTCGACCCAGCAAGCCCGCGTCCTGTTCCAGCAGGCCGCCCGCGTCGGGCATTGACCCATATCTCATACACATCCAATATACCCTGAGTTCCGGCGGCGGTGTCGCTTGCGGGTTATCGACATAATCGACCGCTGCCTGAATTAGTTTTTTGGCGGTGTTTCCAACCCTATCATATGCCCGGCTACCGTGTTGGCTGTCCATTGAATGATGTCGGCGATAGCCACATCGTAGACCTCATCTAAGTCCAGCGCCGCCGGGTCGGGAACAAGCTCACATGACCAATCACTGATGATCGTCTGCGCAGCCAACCAGTAGCGTACATACCCCGTCTCGCCGACGGCCGCAAACACGGCCGCGCGATAGGCAAGCTGCTCGCGCACGGTGAACCGCTCCGCTATCTCAAAACCAACCGCCATCGCTTCGTTTTCGTAACGCATAACCCACTCCTTTCACCCGATTAAGTGGCCGCGGCGCTTGTGACGCTCAATCCGTATTCAGCGTCAAGCGTCGCCGAGAAGACCGACTTCTGGCCGACGTTGATGCTCAATTCCACATTGGTCACATAGACCTCGCCGACGCGATATTTACCCGTGGCGTATTTGATCTCAGTCGTCTTGGTCGCTGACGTGCCGTTGACCAGCGGCGCAAAAATCGGATACGTCGTCGAATTGAGCGACCCGTTAATCTGTACCTGCGTAGCGCGGGCAAGCCCGCCGATCGACCGCTCTCGCGTGTCGCCCAGCCCGGTGTCTTCGAGCCGGTTAGCGCCGCCGCTGTCACGGACGCTATTGATGTACTGCTTGATATCGACCATTGTTCCAGCCACGCCGTCGATCCTGAAACCGGCGACCGAACTAATCCAGTTTGTCATTTTTACCCTCCACAATGTTTAATTCGACGCGCAACTGCGCCGCTCGCTGATGATGATACGTGTCCAGATTCCCTAGCAATTCAAGACGCGCGGCCGCCTCCTCATGAAATGCCAGTTCCGCTTCCAGCGCCACCCTATTCGGCGGCGTCGATGAATCGTTCTTCTTGCCAGTCAATATACACCTCCTGCACGGCCCACTGCGGGCCACCTTCTTTTACCCAACGCTGTTGCATCTCGCTGCCGCCGGTCACTTGCGCGACAAGCGCCACGCCATTGAGCGACGGATAGCGTTCCAAATGTCCGACCACCACGCTGACCAGTTCCTCAAGCGCGACGACGGTCGGACTGTCATCGACCCAGCGCTGCCAAACTTCGACCGTCGTGCGCCATGTCGTGATAGCCGACCCCGTGCCGATGCTCTCGGCCTCGTTGGTGAATGGCCCCGGCCGCACAATGGCGTAGCGATTGCTCGTGCCCCGGTTCAGCGGCTTCCAATCGCCACGCGCGGTATTGTGGAGATCGAACTCGGCCATGCCTTGGAGCAGAAGCAGGATACGCGCCTCGCCGTCGGAGTAGCTCATAGGTCGAATTGCCCCCGCGTGAACATGGCCACCGACGTTCCGGTGTAGCTCAACCCCGACGACGCGCGGCCCGTGGTTATCACGCCCATCTGTCGGAGCGCCGTCGCCACACTGTCGGCAAAACTGTTCAAGTCGCCAGGCCGCAATGCCGCCGCGCGACTGTCGTCAACGTCGCTAAACCCGACGCCGCGCTGCGTTAGCTCCACCTCAGCCGCGGCCTGCCGGATAACCCACTGATCACATGTCAGCCGCACCATCGTATCCGACACCGGCACGGCTACCTCCCGGTTAATCAGCGCCACGTTGAGCATAGCCGACCAACGATCAAGGAACCCCTCCACCTCGGTCAACGTCGGGCGCGTCAGCGAAGAAAACTTGGGCGCGCCGTCGAGCAGGTGGCGGGTCAAGGCCATCACGCCATCGGCACTACCGTAGCTATCATTCCGTATCGTCATTATTTGCTCTTTGCCGCGCGTTTAGCCACCGGCGCGGGTTCCGCCTCAGGCGTTTCAGCGCGCACGGTCGTAACTATGCGGTTACGGATAATGCTCGCGTCGTAGCGCCCGCCGACGGGTATCCATTCCTCACCCTGTTTAAGCCATTTGCCGTCGTATTTGAACGGCCGCCGGGCAATGTATTTAATCTGTTCCATCGTTGTTATGCTCCTCGATCAGCGCCGTCCACTCAGACGCCGACCGCTCGATATTCCACTCACGACGCACCGCGTCCAGCCCCGCCGCCATGCTCGTGCGTCGTAGCTCTACGTCCGTGACCAGCTTGACCATTGTCCGGTAATCCATGCCCGACGTAACCGGCAAGCCGGTCGCCCATGCGCTCACCGTTCGGTTGTTGCTCTTGACCACCCCCCACGGGCCGGGGTAGGGCGGCAATAGCGCAATGTCGTGCGCGGCCAATGTCTCGCTCTCGCGTGCCAGTGTCCAGCGCGTGTAGTAGACGGGAAAATCCGCGTCAAGGCCGGGAATTGGTGACTCAGGCGCGTTGTCGAAAACGGTTAGGGTCACGTCATGGCCGTCGCCCCGCAGCCGCGCCATATTGGCCGCCGCGCCATAGAGGGCTATCCGGTTTTGCGCCGAGCCATACCAGATGAAGCGGACGGGCGATCGATCCTCATGGCGACATTGCCGCGTGTAGTGGCCCAGCCATACCCTGTCCGCTATCACATGCGCCCGGCGGCCGCCCCACTCCGTAAGGTCGGCGGCCAGCGCGTCGGAAGACGCCACCATGCCGCTGGACACTTTTACCGCCTCTCGTGCGTCGGCGGGATTGAACCACCACGCCGGGTCGCACACGTCCCAGAAGACAAGCGCACCGCGCTCGCGCAATTCCTTCATGAGCGCTATATCGACCAACTTCTGAAAGACATACGCGTCGGCGTCGGGCAGTTTCCCGGCGCGGATGTCGGGCCACGTCGCCACGGTCGCATTCGGCATGAATTTCGCGGGCCAGTAGGCGCGAAAACGCGCGCCCGCGTTTTCGATGTCGCCCGACGGAATGAATGTCACCCGTTTCATTGGCCGATGCTCTCCATGTAGGCCGACCACTTCGCGCGGCCGTTGGCGGTGGCGTCGTCTGCCTCGCGTAGCAGCGCGGCATATGTGCCCGCCGCCTGAGATGTGTAGTCGCTCGCTTCCACCGGATAGCCAGTCACGTGCCCCGGCCGCACGTCCGGGTCGCCCATCAGGTGATACCCGGCCCGGCTTGCCAGAATTGGATAGCGTAGGTCACTGCCCATCGGCTGCCGGTCGAATTGACCGCGCAACGGTCGAAACTCGCGGCGCACTGCCTCGATGTCGCCCGCGTCAAGTGCCGCCATGACTGCGCCCAGGTCGTAGGGGTAAACGTCCATGTCGTCTTCGAGAACGTCCCATTCCCCTTTTAGCACGTCCCGACGCACGTCCTCAACAACCCGCCGATGAATCAGGATACACCCCCAGCCCGACCCGCCCAAACGATGAAGGCGACCCGCCTCAGGCTGTTCGATAAACGGCCGCAGCGGGAATTGCCCGTCGAACGGATGAAACCAGACCGGTATCAGCGGCCGATAGCGCCGCTGCAGATAGTAGCCGCTCACGTAATCGACGCCGTGGCTCATAAGCCGCTGCAACGTGTCTTGCGCATAGATCATGTCGTGGTCAAGCAGAAGCATCCAGTCATGACCACCGGCTATGAATTTGTTAAAGTGCGCCTGCCGCGCCTCGTAGCCTTTCGTAGCGCGGTTGAACCATAGTTCGCTCCCGTCGGGCACGGCCATCCGTTGGATACTATCCCGACAGTCGCCTATCTCGGCCTCCGGCCCGACGACCCCGATGTAAACGCTTTCGCTCATAGTTTGTACCCACTCCGTCGGTCGCCGTGAGGTGGCGGCTAACGGAGGGAGTGGGTACGCGCCCCGTTAGCCTGCCACCTCGCGGCGGCCGATCACCTTAATCGCTAAACGATGTCGCTAAAGAAATAGCCGAGGTCGGCGGCAACAACCGCCTGATCCCATTGCTCTTTGTGCTGCACTACGTCGGCATGACGGCTATTGGAACGGTAGCGATAGATAGTGCCCTCGCCGCCGCCCGGCCCCCACACAAACGTCTTTCCCGCCGTGGCGTCAAATAGCCCAGCCGACGGGTTGGAGTAAATGAGCAGAGCGTCGTCATCGATGACGGGCGTCGCGGTAAAGGCGGCTGCCTCGTTGGTAGCGGAGTAGGTCGCCCGCGATACCAGGTAGTTGTCAATGCCCAGCACCGAAAGCAACGCGCCACGGATATTGTCCTGCGTGCCCGCCATGACGTACTTGATACGATCCAGAATGTCGGGATGATTCATCAGGGCGCGATGCACGATGTGGCCGACGATCAGCGTATTGGGCATGTAGCCGGTGTTGTTGCTAATCGTTTCCGAGGCCAGCAGCAGGTCGGCAATCGGGTCGCCGCTAGTCGTGTCATCCCAATCGACCGCCGTTGTGTTGCTCGTGCCCCAGACGCCGGTCTTCATGAAGTCGTCGCTAAATGCCTTCTCTTTGCGGAGCATCGACCGCTGCGCCAGTAGCTCGACGGCTACGCGCTCCAGCTCCATCGGTATCTGCGAGTTGGCGCGGGTCTCGTCGGCAATGGCGCTGTCAGCCGCCCATTGCTCCGTCTTGTACGTGCCGCTTTCGACTCCGTACTCCACACGGGCAAACGGGTCGCCGGGCGCGCGCCGGGCCAGTTCGTCGAGGAACCAGTATTTCTTGGTCAGGATTGGATACGTGCCACTGTCGTTGCCGACCGGCACGCTCGGAAACGCCCGGCCCGCGACAAATCGGTCGGCGTTCTGCCGGTAGGCGACCAGCATATTGGTCAGCACCGGCTCGATTAGTTGAACGTCATTGATAGTAGGTAGTGCCATCTCTCATATCCCCTTAGAAGTTGCACGGAGCAACAAAGACTTCGAACAAGACGGCCGTCCCTGACGCCGCTGTAATTGCCCGACCGATCACCTGATTGTTGGCTACCGATGACGTAACCAATTGGCCGGTCGTGTTGGATGTTACCAGCGCACCGGCAACAATTGCCGCGCCGCTGTAGGCCTTGGTCATCCCGCCGCCGACCACCGACGCCGGTTCGCCGGCTGCGGGGTCGTTCTGCAGGATGCCGATATTAGCCATCGTCGCGCTGGCGGCTTGTTTCACCGTCCGCGCGGTCGTCGCCAGAGCGACGGCGTGGTACTGCTTTGCCGACAAGTCGGCGACGGCCGTGAGGCCGTGGATCTTAAAATTCTCACCGCTATTAAATGCCATCGTTATCTCCCGTAGGCGGCTTTGAGTAGCTCCGGCTGTTCGGCCGCCAGCTTGCCCAGCGCGCGGTTGTAGTCAAGGTTTTCCTTCGTCATAATCGAGCGCACGACCTTATCGAGGTCGCCCACCGGGTCGCCGGTCGCCGGGTTCCCGGCATGGCCTACGTCGGCGGTCAGGGCCGCGACAGTTTCCTGCGCGGCCAGCGCCTTAAACCGGCGCAATACCTCAGTAGCCACTTCGTCGGTCAACCCGGCCAGAAGCGCGGGCAATCCTTCGTCACCGGCCAGCGACGTAGTGGCGAGTTCGCTCTCGAACTTCTCAACACGCGCGGCCAGCGTTCGGGCGCTTTCCATCTGCTCGATTTTCGCGGCCAGATCGTCGCGTTCCGCTTGCACCGCCGCGAACTTGTCAACGTCAACCGTCGCCGTCAAAACCGTGGGCGGCTCGCCTTTCGGTTCCGGCTCCGGTTGCGCCTCAGTTACGCGGCCGAGCAGTCGATCCAGCCACGACACCGGCACTGTTACCGTATCTGTCGTCATATTCATCACTCCTTCTATTGTTTCAATCTCGGCGGCATAGAGTGCCGCCGCCTCTCCCATGTGCGGCGTATGCAGGAAGGCGTCGCCGACAATCAGCGGCCCTTCCTGCGTCGCCCCCGTTATCGGGTCTTCGAACCCGCCTTCCCATACGATTTCCGGGCTGTGATACCGATACGCCCCGCGAGCCAGCGCCGCCGTTCCTTCGTCGTTGAACTCAGGCACGGCGTACAATCCGTCCTCGCGGACTTCCAACGCAACGATATGCCCCCCGGCGGGCGTCTCGTCGCGGTGACTTCCCAATTTGATAGGCGGCCGGAAGTGCGGCAGACGGAAACGCCGCGCAATGTCGGCGGTTATCTCGCGCGCCTTGCCATTCTTCACCAACCGGCCAAACGGCAACAGCCGGAACGGTTCGCCCGGCACAACGGTTACATATTCAGTAATGACGTATTCGCTTCTATCCATATAACAACGAAAAGAGTCCAGAGCGCAATCGTTATGACTGCACGCTGGACTCTTGGTCTCAAACCGGTTTCCCGGTCGCGTCAACGGTGGCTCATGGCCGGACTCAAGGTCTCTCCCGTGGTTTATTCAGTTACGCGCTATCTTATACGAACTGCTGTTCGATGTCAATCTCAACTTCGATGACGTGCATCCGGCCGCAAGACGGGCAACGTATCTCGATCCGCGTGCCCGGCGGCAAGTAGCCGACGAACAACAGGCGACCACAATCTCTAGCCCGATGACGATATTCCCGCCGCGCGTGGTAGCGAGAGGAGATGAATGTCGCCTCGGTCGTCTCGGTCACTTCGGTCATTTGCCGCCCAGGTACGCAACAAGCCGCTCGGACATGGCCCGAAACAAACGCTCGATCCCCGGCGTTGCCTTGCTGGCCACCGTCTTCATTGTCCACCATCGACCCGCGTGCATCGAGGCCTGATCCTCTCCGATGACATATGGCGCATAACTTAGCCGCGTGCCCAGCCGCGCCTCGTAGCCGCCGCCGATGCGCTTGACCTCGTAGATTTCGGCGCGCCCGCCCAACCCTATCGACCGGCCCAGCGTGCCCGTTCGGATATAGCTGCTGTTGGGCGGCGGCGGCGGGTAAGCCGGGACGCTGCCCTGAATGTGGACTAGCGATTGTTTCATCGTCTTTTCCATCTCGCGCTCCAGTTCCTTCGGATATTTTTGCATCCGTTGGGCCAGATTGGACGGCGTGAATTTTACCTCGATAGTGACGTTCATCCGCCGCCCCCTGTTGGGTCGAACTGGCCCTTGCTCAGTTCGTCATCGGTCAACGCCGCGAACACGACGGGCTGTATCCAGCAGCGACAATTACTAGTTATAATATCATCTGTAATGTATAATTCATAATCATCAACCTGGAGATCATAAACATGGCCACGAAAATTGAATTCCCTGATACTGACGATCTCATCCGGCGCTACCAGTCCGGTGAATCGGTCTATAAACTGGCGACCGAGAAGGGCGTGACCGACAAGGTCATCGTCAGAGTATTGCGCACGGCCGGTGTCTATGAAGACAGAACCGGTGATCGTGTTGTTCTGGGCGATAGCGATATCGTCGCCCGATACCTTGCCGGTGAATCCGAGAAGGCCATTGCCGACGCTACTGGTGTGAATCGCTGGACCATACGCCGACGCTTGCTCCGATCGAATGTGCCGATCCGTGGCCGTTCCGAAGCCGAGGCGCTCAAGTGGTCGTTCATGTCGGAGCAAGAACGGCAACAACAGGTCAGTGCCGCACATGACGCAGTTCGTGGTGTGCCCGTTCCTTATTCCCGGAAGATTAAAGCGGCCAAAGGGCGGGAACGATCTCAAAGCCATGCCGTCGCCACCGAAAAGATATTGGCCAAAATGCTCGCTGAGCGCGGCCTCCCTTCCGTTTTGCAGAAAGCGGTCGATATATACAATATCGACATTGCCATAGACACCCCGCCCATCGCCGTGGAAATCTTCGGCGGTAACTGGCATGCGTCCGGCGACCACGCCGTGCGTTTCTTTGAACGCACTAAATACTTTCTCGATAGCGGTTGGAATATGGTTATTGTCTGGGTTGACGGCCGTCGCTATCCCGTCGGAATCGAGTGCGCGGATTACATAGCCGCCTTCGCACAAGAACTTGGCCGCAATATACCCGCCCGGCGTCAATATCGGGTGATTCTCGGTAACGGTCAAGACGCGCCCACTACGGACAGTTATTTCAATAGCCCGGCCGTCATAGAACGATTGAGTTGCGGCTGATAGTCGGCCAGGAATAACAACCTCATTTCCCGGTAAAATACAATTTACGTGGGCCGGTGGCACGACTACCGTTACCGGCGCGCCGAGCGCTTGCTTTAGGTCGGGACGCGCCGCCAGCGCCGCGTCCGAAAACTCCCAGCCGCGATTCAACTCAACGAACTTGTTATGCAGTTTCGAGCAAACGGGACACACCCGCTCGTCAACCGCCGTCATCCAGCGTTTGCCGTCCACGACGCCCGACGAGCGCCACGCCATGACATTACCGCTGGCATAGATGCGTGTCACCTCGGTAACGGCGACCCGCCGCGCCCGCGTGTCATCGAAGAAGGGGCGCAGCCGCAGTTCCAGCTCAGGCAACGGCGCGCCATTGCGCACCCAGCGGTCGATCTCACGGGCGACGCCGCGCCGGGTCGATTCATTCAGCGACCACGCCCACGGATAAGCCCCCTCCACTGTCAGGCCGGGGATGCTGCCGCCGCCCAGATAC